AATACTGGAACTTATCTGCATCAATCCTAGCAGTATCACCACTATTCGGATTGTTATAATACTGAGCATAAAATTGAGTTTGATCCACATATTTAGCTTTAATCCTTGCAAGTTCTTTAGAGTCAAATCCAAATGTCTTACCATCTGCACGAGTTTGTTTAGCCCAAAGATATTCACCATCTGTTTCAACAACTCTTTGGAAGAGTTCATATACTTCTTCTTCTAACTCTACTTCACCAGACTCATTATAGTGCACTTCTTTCATATTGATCATGGTATCGTAGATATCTTTTGGATGGTATCTAGTACCTACTACCCATTCAAGTGCTCCTGGGTTCTCAATAGAAGCTAATTGTGAGTATGCTGAGGATACTTTATCACGACCATCTTCAGTATAAGCGTTACCAGGTACAACAATGTCATCAAGAACAACAACATCAGCATGAAAGCCTGTAGTATTTGATGTAAGTCCAACGGCTTTACAGGTTGCATCTCGAATACCTTCCAGTTTACGTTGAGGATGATCAACTGCAATCTCAGCTACTGCCCATTTCTCACGTTTACCTTCATCAGGATTAATCATCTCTGACCAGTAACGTCTATAGATAGGACTATCAATAATCTGTTTAATAGCATAAAGCTGTTTCTCAGCTAAGTCTGCTGTAGCAGATACATATAGAATAGTTGTTTCTGGATGTTTAGTAATCCACCAAGCTGTTCTATAAGCAATTAACTTACTCTTCATGTGTCCACGAGGAAGTAAAACTAATTGGTTATTCTTAGCTTCAGAACGAGTCCACCATTGGATAAGTTCTTCATGCACAGCTCCTAACATCAAATGAGGAGCCACTAACTTAATAAATACTAATAAGTCATCTTCAGCTGACTGACGAATGACATCTAATTTACTTTGCATTATTTTTTATTTTTGTTTCTAGCAGAAATAGCCTTTGCTTTCGCTTTAGCATCTGCTTTAGATGATGCACCCCATGCTTTTAAAGATAACAATAGTCTTGTAGGTTCACCATTAGGTTTACGTTCTGGTCCTGGCATATTACCCATACGAGCTAAGAATGATGCACGTCTAGGATTATCTCCAGACTTAACAGGAGGTTTTAAAGTACCTCCTTTATAGCTAGCTCTACCTTTAGCATTTAATCCACCTTTAGGATTCTTACCTTCTTTTCTAGTCCAAGCTGGAGTACTCATTTCTTTTTCGCTGTCTTTGCAGATTGTTTAAACGCTTTTGCAGTAGGAGCACCTTTAGTTCCTGGCTTTCTCATCTTTTCTCCTGAACCTGCTTCAATTCTCTTACGTTTCGCATGTATATTTGCGTATAGTCCTTGCTTAGCCATTATTTCTTCTTTCTAGCCATGCCAGCTTGACTTAAAGCAATAGCTACGGCTTGTTTTTTAGATTTAACTTTCTTTGATGACTTACCTACATTAAGTTCACCACTTTTAAACTCTTTCATTACCTTAGAGATTTTCTTTTGTGCTTTAGTTTTTTGCATCATATTTTCCCTTCATAAAGTGCTTTTTCATCTAATCTTCTATTCTTCAATCCTCGTAATTCTGTGAGGACACCTTTAACACGAGCCTTACAATACTTCATCAACGATTCCATCGCTGCTTCGTGATCACCTCTAAGAACCGCTTGACGGAAGGTTGATCTTTGAAATAGTCCCAAACCATGATTGAAGCTAAAACTAACAATGCAATCGAACTGACCTTGTGTAAGTTGCACGTTAGGTAACATTTTATGTACTCCCAACTCGAAGCGACGTAAGTCTGATCTAAGAATCCCATCTATTTCTTCCTGTGTAAAAGTTTTATTCCATTCTGCTGGAAGAGACTTACCATCTCCAATAAGATGACCCACACCAACAGTCCATAAACCAGCAGGACATTTATAAGGCTTATTACGAACACCTTCATGGTGTTTAATTAATTTGATACCTTTGTCCGAAGTTCTCATTCACCAGACTTTTTCTTTTCCCAAGTTCTAGAACCAAAGTAAAAGCCAATGATAGAGCCAACAATACTCATTTCATCAGAACTAAATATTACATCCATAGATTCTCTACTGAATCCTGCTGTTTTAACTGCCCACCAGAAACCTGCTACATCTACAAATAGTAATAAACCTACAAATGTAAATGCAATAATAGGTCTTACTGAAGCATTAAGTGTTTTAACCCAAGGAGCAGCTTGCTCTACTATCTTAGCATCATGTTCATATAAAGCTTGACGTTCTTGAGCATAAGTTTCTGCTTCTGTTTGTTGTAACTCAATAGCTGCTACTTTCTCTTGAGCTACAAATCCAGCTTGTGCCATAGCCATAGCTTGTTGATTTTGCATTTCTGCCATCTTACGCTCATGAGCTTGATCACCTTTTTGCTGAAAGAATCCTAGTATACTAGGTAAACCTGCAGTTGCAAAGCCTAAAATAGAAGATAATAGAGAAAACAAGTTATTCTCCTAAGACTACGAGTAATTTTTGTAGAAGTTCAATTGTTTCTTCAACAACAATCTTTAAGATACGTTTAGCTACTTTAAATACGATTAAAACAACTGATTTAACTAAAGATAATGCTTGTTTAACTTTTTCCATGTTTTCTCCTAGTTTCCTAATGGGTTAATAACTGCTTTTTTAAGAGCTTTCATATCTTCTTTAACGTTAGTTACTGTATCAGCAATCTTATCTTGTGAAGATCTAGCCATAGCATTAGCTTCAATTGCTTTACCATAGGCTTCGTTAGCTTTTTCTAGAGCACGATTGTTAGACATCATCACATCTACCAATTGTCTCTCTGTCGATTTGCTTCTATCTTCTAATACAGTAATGCGTGTTTCTACATTACTCATCTTCTTAACTTCTTCAATCGTTGAGTTCAAGTCGTTGAAGAGGGTGATTCCGTAATAGACTGGTCCACCTACTGCGGTTAAGAGAATCGAACCTATCACCAATAGTTGTTTCGGTGAGAAGCGTGAGAGTAAACTCTTGAGTTCGTCCATATTCTTGTTCCTGTTCTAATTTAATTATTTCTTCTATTTGTTGTTGTTGCATGTTATAAGATTGGTTAATCAAGTTCAAACTCATAACTAATCCAAATCCTGGTACTAAATCTTTTCCTTTTGGTACATCAGGAGTTTTTATTTCTACTTTAGCTGATCCTGCTGATGTATTTGCAGGTATTCTAGCCTCTGTAACCGATGTCGTCGTAGTATCTTTTACTTGTACGGTTGCTACCGAAGTAGCTGGAGTCTCCACAGTCGTTTGCAACGCAGTCAGTTCCTGTGCAATTACAGGTTCTTGTGGGATTAACGGAGCAGTTGTGACTTGTGCCAGAGGACTCGTTGGGTTTAACGGACTTATCGGACTCACAGGTGACTCTAGATTCGTGGGATTTGTGATAGATTTCACACACCCGTTTATAACCACAGTCCAAGTACCAAATATTGGTGTCGAATAAGGATCCGAGCAAATCGAACTTCTTGACTCTTGTGTTGATCCAACATATCCAGCTTCGCATGCTAAAGTCCTGTATTCTGTAGTTTCAAAACAGGTTGGAGGATCTGGTGTACAGTTATCACTGGTTGTTGTCCATTCTGACCAAGTTTGTGTAGTGCATGTATAGTTCCTAGTTTGATTGATGCCACCACTGTAGTGAGGTAGTGGACAAGCAAGTGTTCTAGTTTCAACATTATCTGTACAAACAGGTTGCTGATAGATTGCACAGTAAGGATCGTTAGGTCTATACCATGTACAATAGTGGTTTTGCATAGCGTCAGCAACTTCAATATCATAGCAAACCATTGAACCATCTTGATACCAACCTTGTGGAGTTGATGTAAAATTACAGTACCAAGCATAAGCATTACTCTTTAGTAGGAGGAAGCTCAGGAAGATTAAAATCCTCACCATAGAGTGCTTTAAACCTTTCTGGATAACGTTTAAACCATGCTTTTCTAGCTGCATGACCCATCATGCCTGCATAAGGACAAGGACTACCTGACATTTCCATAGCGTTCCAGCCTCTGATATCTTGACAAAGAACACTTACACCTGTAACTTTTAAACCACCACTGTTAAACGCATTAAATATCTTAATTCTTTCACAGTTCTCATCTACAATAGTCATACCACCACTGATAGATACAACTCCTGTATTAGCACCACCACTTATACCTGAACGACACATATCGTTAGAGAATCCAGAGATACTTGGTGCCATAGCTGAAGGTACTGGCATACCTTTATTATTAATTGTAGTTGTATCAGCGTGAGCGTGATCTATAAACCAGAGTATTAGTAAAACAATAACTGTCCAACTAAATAATTTAGCCATTACATAAACCTGTGAGTTAATAAAAATACAATTACAAAACCTGCAGTACCAAGTAATATCTGTTCTAGTCTTTTAAGTCTAGCATTAATTTGATCATAACGAAGAGCACAAATCTCTTCGTGAGTACTAATTCTATGTTCTACGTCTTGAATGTCAGGTTTAGTCATGACACCTAGTTCCATTTTTGAGTAGTAACAACTGTAATGAATGGCTCAAGATACTCACATTCAGTAATAGCTGCTTCTAATCGTTCTGCTTCAGCTACAATCTTAGCTCTTTCAGTGACTACTTTAGAAGGAATATCAATATTACGTTCAGCTTTACGAATTACATACCAATCTGTATTTGCTAGTAATTTACCTGCTGTATCTTTTACTTGTGCAATAAAGTTAGACTTAAGTCCTTTAGTTACTGATTTATTACCTTCAGAATCTGTTTCTTCTTTATCTTCTAAAGCTTTAGGATTATTTGGATTTCCATCCCAATAGAAACGATCATCAAGTTTTACTGGATCTGCTACCCAAATAACACCAATAGCAGCTTTTTCTTCTTCAGTAGATTGATTTAGCCAATTAGCTGGATAGGTTGTTCCTTTTGCATCTTTAAATTGAACACCTTCTTGTAGTGGTTTTCCGTTTAATAAAAACATAATTTTTTCCTTTTGTTAAATTGTTACCTAGCCAAACTGTTCTTGAATGGGTTTTCTGCAAAGGCTGCATATATTATTGTTGTTCCATTTTCATTTGTACCTGTATTAGTACTTCTTAATTTAAACCCATTAGATAAAAAGTCAATACCATTATCTCCAGAATTTTCTACTAATGAAGAATTTACAACAGTATAAATATCATCTATATTATAGGTTTTTCTAACTGAATCATAAACATGCCAAGCTCCAGCAGTTGAAGATCTCTTTGTCATAATGAATTTAGGCCTAAATCCTGTATATACAAAAGGCCCATCAGCAGACCCATTTCCTACATATGATCCAATTTTACTGAATCCAGGAACTTCTGACCAACAATAAGCTACAGCAGTTTCACTTGATCCAGCAAATCCTGTGCCAATATAAACAAGTGATGATGAAGGTGCAGTATCTTGCCAAAAACCAGTTGAAGTTTGAGCTGCTAAATCTTGATTTAAATATAAACCTTTTGTAGCGCCAGCACCTACATGATATACAACCCAATCAGTTGATGCACTTCTACTTTTTACAATAACCATTTTAGGTGCAACACCTAAACCATGACCAAAAGTAAAATTAGAATGTGATGCAGAAGGTGTAGTAAATGTGCAAATACTAAAGCCAGCAGTTGTATTAACTGAAACAGTTGAAGTTACAGATCCAGCAGTGTTAGATGATGTTGAACCTTGTCCAGCTTGCCATTGCCATGCAACAAGAGAGTTGCCATTAGCATTTTGACCAATGTGTGAACCTAATGTAAAACCATTTGAATTAAATGATGTTAAAGAGTTTGTAACAGTATCTTCTGCATCTACTGCATTAGACCATATTCGTTTATATACTCCTCTTACAGAGTCAAACAATGTTGGATAATAAGATGCTGAACTTCTGTCTTTAAGAAAAACTAAATCTGGCTTAAATCCTCCAGCATTAGTAATAGTATTAGTGCTTCCATTACCTGTATATGTAGTTGCATCCATCACACTATTACCTTTTTTGATAGTGCTATCTGGTAGGTTATATGTGTTTAGTGCTTTGAATCCACTAGGAGGTGTGTATTTAAATGGTCTTTGACCACAGTTTATAGAACCACCTTTAGTAGAAGCTGCACCACCTGCTGATAAAGCAAATACATAAGGTTGAGCAGTAATACTTGTAAATGCTGTTCCTTGTGATGTTCCATTTTTGTAGAATGTAATAGTTTGGTTATCCAAGTCTAATGCACATCCAATAACATCACCATTAGTCCAAGTTGCACCATAACCTGAAGTATATGAGTTATATGCTACTTTACGACCATCACTTGCATAAGAATAACCTTGTAATTGGTTATCTGCTATAGCACTAGTATTTGATGATACACCTACCCATAATGATCCACTTGGGATAGATGTAGTTTGTGTGTATTCAAAATACCATTTACCTGTGCTTGGTGTTGCCATAGTGGTGCCAGCAAGTAAGATATTAGTTGCATCTAAATTTGCACCAGCTAATGTAGAGGTATTAGACAATGGGTTAAGTGTTGGATAATTAGCCACAGTCGCACTTGTATTAGTAGGACTATCATACATGACACTATAACTTTGGTCTGATATATCATTTGCGTTCCATCCAGTACCAATAAGCCAATTATTATAATTTCCACTATAATCAGCAGCAATAGATGGAGTTGCATAAGGAACTATTCCAGATGATATTGAGAAGCTGCCATTGTTTGTAAGTGTAAAATTATTGGCAGAGTTATCAATTAATGTAGCATCTTGCAATGTTAGCAATTGTGTATTAGTGATTGCTGTTAATTTAGTTGTAGTTGGTTTAAATTTAGATGTATATACAGCAGTACCATTTACAATTCTGAATCCATGTAAGAATGCACTTAAATAGTTTGTAGAATCTCTACCAATTCTAAATGCACCAGATGTTCCTGGATAGTTAATCGAACTTGTACTTATATTAATTGTTGTTGGTAATGGAACACCATTAATGTAAGCAGTTATTGTACTACCATTTCTAACAACAGCAACATGATACCATTGATTCATTTGGAAATTATGGGCACCAAAACTTGTATCTGTATTATTAGTTCCATTAGTTGAGTAGGCTAAGTTTAAATTACCACCACTGTAATAAAAAACCATACATCTATTTGTGCTGCCTTCATATCCATAGTTGAATATTACTTGATTAGTTGTTCCATTAGGCCATAAGAATGTTTCAATAGTCCAATTGTTATTACTAAAATTAAATGCTGATGTAGGTGTTAATGAAACAAATTGACTTGACCCGTTAAGTAAAGCACCATATTGTGCTGATAATGAACTAGAATCATTAGCAAATTTTAAATAGAAACCATTAGTGCCATAAGTACCTGTGTATTTCTTAGCTTTCCAGACACCTGTTACTGCATCTGTTTCACCAAATGATGATGGTGTTAATGCTTGTCCATCAACAAAATGCATTTCTGCTAGATATCCATCAAAATATTCTGTTGCTCCAGTTGTTGCTCCATAACCTATAATATGAGCAGCAGAATTTCCACCTAAAAATGCTGTTGTTTGATAATTTAAAGATGGATAAGATGCAGACACAAACGAAGTTATTTGACTTCCATTTACATATAATTTAATTCTATTAGATGAAGTTGCTTGAGTAGTATCTATCAATAAAACAATGTGATACCAAGCACTTGGGTCTCTAAATAGTTGAGTGGTTTGAAGTCCATAATCTCCTGAACCAGTAGTAGCATTTCTGTTACCTATATATAAACAATCATTAACTAATGAACCTCCAGCACCAGAACCAGCAAAAGTAATATGTCCACTTGCTCCACTTGCGTTGTACCACATGATACTGTGTCCGTTAGTAATATTGAGCGATCCTCTTTTCACCCAAAAACTAACTGTAGACCTTGTTTTATCTGTATAAGTAGAGCCAAATGTTCTATTTAGATAAGCAGACGCACTTGCTCTAAAGCGAAGTGAGTTATTGATGTCGTAACCAGCAGACTCTATGGCACCACTAGGTAGTAAGCTCATTAGCTAAGGGCTCCTGATGCAGTTACATAAGCATTAGTACCATCTGTAAAGTATGATAGTAAATATGTACCTGCTGCTGAGATAGTTGCGAGTGTTGATGCACCTACTTTAGTTGTAGCTGCTGCGGAGATTGCATAGCCAGATGTATTAACTAGAAGAATCCATCCTGATTGACCTGCAGTAATATTTGTGAATGTAAGTGTGAATGTTCCTGTAGGAGTACACTTAAAGTTATTAGTGACGTTCATATCAAATGAACCATCATTATCGGTAGTTACTGTACCACGTTGAGAAGCAGTCCAAGTACCTGCAGTACCTACAGCTGCATAATCACTACCTGCAGTTGCGTTAGCAAAACCTCCAGAACCATCTCCTTTAAGGATTGCTGTTCCTGATGTTGAGTTTGATTTTACATAAGCTAAGATCTGAGTACCAGTTACCTTTTTAGAAGTACCTGCTTCGTTGATCTCAAACTCATTGGCTCCTGCAACGGAACCCGCTGCGGTTAAGCCTGATATTTTTACATTTGCCATTTAGTAGCTCCTCTTCCAAATTCCACCGATGTTTTTATACATAATAAAGTTAGTTGTCCATATTCCACCCCACTTGACGTAAATGTCCATGGGTTTCCAAGATCCGCTATAATGATAGTAAGCTTCTTTAGCATAAGGTATTAGAGTTGCTTCTGCTACTAAAGAACTTGATGCTGCATTACTTGATATATCATTTGTAATTCTTGTATCACCTGATTCAGTAATACGAGTATCTGATGCTTCTGTGATACGAATTGTTTCTATTGCTATGGGTTCAAATTGTGCATATTGAATTAAAGGCATTTAGTATACCCTCTTCCATGAACCACTAATATTTTTATACACTGCAGTAGGTGATACCCAAGTTCCACTACGTTTAACATAAGGTAAAGTAGTCTTCCAATTTGATCCTACTTTATAATACATTGTAGAACTAAAATCAGTTTCGGTTCCATCTGCTGCTAAAGTGCCTTGTGCACTTAGTGAAGTAAATAAACCTATCTTCAATAAAGGAACTATACTAATAGATCCAGTTGCACTTAGACTTGTTGCACCTGGTCTAATTCGTAATCCTGTAGTTGTTAAACTACCTGACGCATTTAATGCTGAACTACCCGTTGCGGTAAATGTTTGTAGCGTATCTAGTGTACCTACTCCATTTAAATCAGCAGATCTATAAGCTACTACTTGTCCAGCAGCACTGATTGTAGCTACACCATCAAAGTTATGTGTAGCTCCACTAAACTTACCATAGTTCTCAGATAGTTTAGATGCTGTAGCTGATAAGCTTACTTCACCTTTTAGAGTGATATCTGCATCTATGCTTATCGATCCAGTAGCACTTAAATCTGCTAGACCAAATTTACCTACTAAAGCATTTGAAGTTATACTTCCAGTTCCGTTTAAAGAACTAAACACTGGCATTGATAATAAGCCTGTAGGTCCTAATGTACCCGTACCTGTTAAGGCAGTTGCTCCAGGGGAAACTTTAGTAGCAACTGAGGCACAATAACCTTCAGCACCTATATCAAAATAACCAAGCGTCTTATAACTTTGTAGTGCTGTTAAACTACCTACACCTTGAAGATCATTTTCACCTTCAATAAACTTCTCTGTAACTCGGAAGACACTTGCTTCCGTTATTCTTAAATCACCAGCCTCTGTTTCACGAGGACCATCCCAAAAGTAACCTTGGGTAACTCGGAACTCATCAGCTTCCGATATACGAGAATCCCCATTCTCGAGGACACGAAAGCCGTCAGCCATGTTATTATGCTAGTGTTAAATCGATATTGCCAATTGAGAATTCTAGTGTATCACCGTCAGCTACAGTTTTAGATGCTGTCATAGAACCGTGCCATAATAAATTGCCACCAGATGAATTATCAAAGATACCAATGTGAGATACTGTACCCCAAGAACCACCAGAAGCAGTGAATGAAACTGCACCTGTGTTTGAAGTTGTACCACCTGGGCTTGATGCTGCACCAAATGTAACTGCTTGACGTGAATAACCTGAACCTGATACTTCTGTACCACCACCTGAATCAGATGGAGCTGCAGTGTAAAGTGCAACGTACCAAGCTGTAGGACGTGTTGCAGAACCTGTAGTCATCGCCCAATCGAGCAATAGCTTTTCTGCGTAATCTGATAATGCTGCCATGTATTTCCCCTTTAATTAAGAACTAACTTTAAACCAAATATCTCCATCTGCACCACCTGAAGGAGAACTTGTACTTACTGTTACTTTTTGTGTGATGCTTACATAGTTGTTGTATACAGTTTGCATACTAGCTAAGTAATCCACACCACCAACTTCAATCCCACCAACATTGGTTAGCTTGTTGCTATTCATGTCAATGTCTTGTTCCATCTGGTTAGGTTCACCAGCTGGATTATCTCGATATAATGTTAAATTTGTTTTAGCTGAAACAACACGAAGGTTGCTTCTTGAATTACTACCACCTTGAACCAGTGGTTTCTTGTGATCTACTTGACGACTGTCTCCTACTTTGAGACCTGACATTTTACGAGCAGCATTACGCTTTGCTCTATCTTTAACTCGTGTAGGTTTAGACTTGTGTTCCCAAGCCAACTCTTTTTTATAATCTCTTTTACCGTTTGTGGTGAATGGCATATTATGGGTAGAGGTAATTAGCACCGTTAGTGGTGTAGTACAATTTCATAAGATCAGGTAAAGAGAAACCTGTGACAGATAGATCTGTTTCAAGGGCTTTCTTCAAACCATCATTGTACTGAGTAGGATATCCTTTGGTAATGCAGTAAGCACGAAAGGTATCTTGTTTAGGAAAATTCATCACCATAATTATTTACCACCATTCACAACTTTAAGACCAATACGTTCCATATCAGTCTCTAGTTCTTTATTGACACCTGCTTGAATCTTACGTTCACGTTCCACTTCTTCTTTAGAAGGACGACCACGTTTAGTGAGGTATCCCTTCTCTGCAAGGTACTTCGCTGCATTAACGCCCTTAGCATCATTATCCATAGAAGCGATGATCATAGCCTTGAGTGTCTTCGCTTTGATCTTGATATCAAGTTCTTCTCTCCAAGCTTTGATTTCATCTTTGATTGCTGGAATCGTTTCATGAGCTAGTTTAACCCAATGATCCCAAGAATTGAATACATCTAGAGCAAACTCATATTCGAAGTTTGGTATGTGATCGTATGACATGTAGATTTGTTTTAGAGAAGGATAGGTCCCCTCAGGTTTTACAAGGTCATAACTCTTTAACGAAAAGATCGGAGGGTATCTATTGTCATCATCGTGGCGTAGCTCCCAGAAGAGACTCTGGGTTCTGTAACGACCCATGTCATCTTTCATGTGAGAGTGTAGCTTAGTTAAGTCCAATAGAAGTCCTTAGAGAGAAGAATAGATAAATTACAACGCTTATGTAAATATTATATCACAGAAGTCTTAGTTTGTCAAGAACTATTTGAGAGTATCTCTTTAAAGAAGGATATCTCACATGTCGTTAGACAATACTTCAGCCTTATATCATATTTTACATATTTAATAAT